GGTCGCGCAGGTATGCCCGAGCAGGATGGCGACAGCGTTCGCCGCCTTCTCGTTCTCGGTCACTTGCGCCCCCCTGGACCGCCCCCTCGCCCGACAAGGTTCGCTGGGAGCGCCTGCTGCACGATGGTCACCGGACGCGCTCCCCTCGCCTTCCACTCGTTGAACAGCTTGGTGTTGTCGATGAGCTTCTGGTCGATGAACGCCTCGATCTGGTCGAGCTTCCCTTCGAGCGCCTCCTTCTCTATCTCCCAGGACTTGCGCTCGGCAGCGAGGTTTAGCTCGGCGCTGGCCTTCGTCGAGCCGAGGCGCTCGTAGAGCGCCCCGACGACGACGAGCGTCCCGGCCTCGACCAGAAGCATCGCGGCCATGACGATGGCAGTCCCGCCTTTCAAGGCTCGTCAGGGTCGGAGTCGATGGGCTCGGCGACGAAGCGCATGACATCTGGCTCCGCACGCTTTGGCACAGGCGGCACAAGGCTCGGGTTGGCCACCTGCTGCGGGATGATGTGGCCTGCCAGGGTGGGCTCGGTGACGGCGCGTAGAGCGTTCACGATGCCTAGGAAGAGGGCGTCCTTGGACTGGTCCTCGGGCGAGAGCTTGTCGAAGCTCAAGAGGCAGGGGTGCTGCTTGAGGTCGGGGGCCTTGACCGGTCCGTAGATCCAGCCCTTCGCCACCTTGTCAGCCACCCACGCCCCGTGAATGCCCTCGGCCGTCAGCTCGGAGTCCTGGTGAGCAGCGCGCACCCCGGCAACAATGCCCTCCTGCAACCAGTCGGGCAGCGACTCCCAAACGCCGACAGAGAGGTCGCCGCGTGCAAGGCAGTAGGCCCGATGGGCCTCGTGGCAGATGCGTGCAAGGTCGGTCAGGAACATCGCTTGGCTCCTTTGACGGTTGGAAAGCTGCTGCGGCTAGAAGCCGCCCTCGGTGACGCCAGCGCCGAACGAGCCGCCCATCATCTGCCGCGCCATCGCGTCCTCTCGGGCGTCTGCCTCGGCCTTGATCTTCTTCATCATGGCAGGCACGTCCTCGATGCCGAAGTACTCGGCGATGAACTTGCTCGCATGCTCCCCATCAATGAGGCCAGAGAGCTTGGCGTGCGCCGCGCTGGTGGTCGCCATGTTCACGTCGCCGAGCACCGGGTCGAAGTAGTGCGGCCACTGGAGCTTCATCACGCCGCCGGGGCCGAGCTTGCGCTGCACCTGCGCCGTCCCCTCTGGGGTCTTGAGCACGCGGGGCGGGAGCTTGAGCACCTGCTTCTCGATGCCCTCGGCCGTCTGGACGCCCTCACCGAGCTTGCGCGCGACGGCCACCATGTCGGTCAGCATCGGCTTGAGGCCCTTCTCGCCGTACTGCTCGCGCATGACATCGGCCTTGGCGAGCATGGAGGCGAAGGAGCGTTCGATCTCCGTCGCCGTCTTCTTCGCCTGGTCGGGGTGCTCCAGCACGCACTGCGCGACCTCGAGCGCGAAGCGGCGCATCACGTCCACTTGCTCCATCGCCCGCTCGATGCCCGCGCCGGTCATCTCCATGTACTTGGCATCGCCGTCGGGAATCTTGATGGCGTTGTCCGAGCCCTTGGAGATCTCGGCCATCGGCGACTTGGTAGTGACGACCACCGTCGGGTCGCAGTTGGCGAGCGTGCCCTTCATCGCCTGGGAGAGCAGAGCGTCCATCGCCTCAATGATGTCGTAGACCCCAGCGCAGTCAGAGTCGCCGTCGATGTCGTCTTGCACCGGGAGGTTCTGCACCCAGTAGACCGGGCAGAAGCCGAAGCCGTGCTCGACTTCCTTCTCGATGGTCCAGACGGGCTCGGAGCCGTCACCGACTGGCACCTTGGCGAACAGCGTGTCCTTCTCCGTGTTGATGATGCGGCGGTGCCAGAAGTCCTGGGGAGCCACCGCGCCAGTCACGGGATCCTTCACCTGCTCGGTATAGATGTAGCGAATCTCGATGGAGCGCAGCCGCTGCGAGAGCTTGTCCTTGAAGACCGGCTCGCACCAGCGCGGGTCATGCACCTCGACGACTGGCTTGCCGTCGATGAACTGGAAGCCGATGCAGGCCGTCCCCATGCCGCCGCCGTGCGTGCGTGCCTGGATCATCGTGGCCCAGAGCCGTGCTTCCTCGACCAGTGCCCCGACGAAGTCCTCGGTGTCTGGGTCACCCTCGACACGGATCTGTGGGTGGTGCCGCTCCGAGAAGAGGAGGCCGGTGAAGCGGTCGACGATGACCTTCGGCAGCGCGTACGGGGCCTTCGGCCTGCGGAACTTGATGGGGAGGGTGGCTCCAGCGTCGTAGAAGCCTGGCGGCAGGAACCCGGCCGTAGCGACAGCCTCGTGCTCCATCGGGTCGAGGTTCTGCTTGCCATCCCAGTCGCAGCGCCTAGTCTCATAGTGCTGCGTGCGGTACCAAGCCCACAGCCAGTTCAGCTCCTGCTGGCGCGGGGTCATCCCGAGGCGGGCGATGCGCTGGTTGACCTGGGCCTGCGACTCCCTGGTGCCGAGGTTGCCCGACCCGGCGAGCTTCTGCATGAAGCCGGTGATGGCCCGGCGGATGCGCCCACCCTCGACCTTCGTGCCGCTGCTCATTGCTGGGCCTTCCTGGCGGTTTCAAGCGCCGCCTCTTCGGGCGTCTTGTAGCGCAGATTCTTCTTGCCCTTCAGCCTGGTGAGCTTGCGCTTCACGAGGTCGTACTTCAAGCGCGAGGCAGAGTCGATGATGAGGACACCGTTGAGGTGGTCGATCTCGTGCATGAGGGCTGCCGCAAGCAAGCCGTCGCCCCCTATCTCAAACGGCGCGCCATCATACCCCAGCGCGCTCACGCGCACGACCTTGGGCCGCTCCATCGGGAAGTACAGGCCGGGAAAGGAGAGGCAGCCCTCGGTGCTTGGCTGCTTGTCCTCGCTCTGGAAGGTGACCTCCGGGTTGACGAGGTAGACCAGCTCGGAGCCCGCCTTCGGCTTGCAGTTGCAGGTGGCTGGCGGGCTGTGGATGGCGCAGTCGCTGGCGTGCTCCACCTTGGTCACGCGCAGGGTGATGGCGTTGCGGCTGACCCCAACCTGGGGGGCCGAGAGCCCGGCCCCACCCACGAAGTCCATCGTGAAGGCCATATCATCCAGCAGCACACGGACCTCGTCGTCCACGCCAGCGAAGGCCTCGCACTGCCTGGAGAGCACCGGGTCGGGCCAGATAATGACCTTGCGGAACTTGCCCTTCGACGCCACCTGCACTTGGTCAGTAGCCACGGGCGGTCACCTTGTCAGCCAGTAAGTCGAGCGAGTGGGCGAGCCTCACCAGCCGCTCGGACAGCTCGAGGGAAACAGCGATGCCATCAAGGCTCGGCGGGACCGCCGTCAGCTCTTTGGCAGCCAGCTCTAGGCACTTGGTCGAGAGCGCCCGCGCTGCCTCGTAGAGCCGCTGGGCCTCGACGGGCAGTACCTGCTCCTGTTTGGACTCAGTACCAACTAGCGGCGCGGGCGGCTGAGTCACCATCGGCATCCCAGCAACCGCGCAGCTCACGCAACGTACCGCCCCGTCCTTGATGTAGTAGGTGCCGTCTGCGCACTGCTGGCCGCAGGTAGAGCACTGCATCGAAAGCGTCGTCCCCATTCGAGCCTCCTAGCTCTTGTCTCGGTCCAGCGTTACCTGCCGAGCGTGTGCCCGGCCGATAGCATTGTGCAGCGAGGCCTCCAGCCGCTCGGCCTCCGAGACTGGGAGAGCCACGACCACCCCACTGATGTCGAAGAGAACCTCGGCCGTGCCGTCGGGGCCGGTGGCCGTCCCGAAGCGCAGGGTCGCCGCGTTCTCAAGTCTAATGCACCTCTCGACGGAAGCCATAGCTCACCTCGACGTCAGGTCCAGCCGCCCAGTCTCGGCTCTGACCTCTCCCAACCTGCTCCCCTGCGTGGCGAACCAAGATGCCATGAGACAGTCCCCGGTGTGCGCCGTCGGGTCGTAGTTGACCATCTCGGACAGCCACGGGTCCAGCGACGGGTCCACGCGGCCCCCCTTGTTCGGGATGATCCACTTGCCCGCCGCCATCTCCGTCGCCAGGGTCTCGACCCCGAACTCAGGGCTCGCCTTGTTGCGCCCCGTCGTGTACGGCCGGATGAACGTCGCCCCCTGGGACATGGCGAACTGCACGATGAAGTCCTGCGCCGCGTTGTTCTCCACGATGCAGATACTCTGGAAGCGTTTGTGGACGTCGAAGATGCGCGCGATGATCTCGGGGCCAGAGAGGCGCTCCCGTTCGCAGGAGAGCACCTCCCTCGTGCCATCGGGGTGGACGATGATGGTGAAGAGGACCGTCCAATCGGCCGCGCTGTGCTTCTGCACGGCGAGGTCGACTCCGGTGTAGACCCTGTAGCCGTGGGGCACCGCGCTCAGGCCGTATTTGAGGTCTTTGCCCTGGCCGCGCTTGAGCGCCACGTCGATCCACTCGCTCTTGAAGCGGGCGGTCTTGTCGTCGCGAGGCATACAGAGCATCTGCCGGGCGAACTCAGTCGGCCCCAACTCGGCCCGCTTCTTCTCGATGCGCTCCAGCGGCCAAGCCTCGGGCCAGCGGGGAGCCCCCTTCTCGTCGACTACCGGGTAGCGGAAGGGAGCCCAGCCGGGTAGCGCAGCCATCTGGTGCAGTGCGTCGTCAGGGTGGAAGGCCGTACCGATGCAGATGACCCTCGCCCTGGCCGTGAGCCGCCCGGCCAGCGACGAGTGGTACCAATCCCACAGATCCTTACGAGCTGCCTGCGTGCGGCAGTTCTCGTAGTCGAGGATGTCGTCCAGGATGAGTAGGTCGATTCGGGCGCCGAGCACGTTGCCGTGGACGCCGTAGGCCTGGACCGAGGGATCCTTGGAGTAGGTCGTGCGGCGTACGAAGAGCTGAGAGGAGGTCCACGGGTCGTTGCGCTGAAGCTCCGGGAAGACTTGGTGCAGCTCGGGGCTCGCCTCGATGTAGCGGCTGATGGTGTGGATGATCTTCTCGGCCTGCGTGTGCGTGTTGCTGACGATGGCGCAGCGCAGAGTCGGGTCACGGCCCAGCTCGTATAGCACACGGGCGACTGCCATCTGCGTGGTCTTCCCGCTCTCGACGTGCGCCCAGAGCAGCAAGCGGTCATGCTCGCTCGCCAGCGTGTGCCAGGCGGTGTGGATTGGCGCGAGGGTGATACCCCGGCCGGAACGCTCATCCTTGACCACCACCGCAGCGAACAGCGCCGGGTGCATCCGCGCGAGCGCGAACTGGGTCAGGAGCGCCTGCCGCCAAGCGGCAGTCTGTAGGTCAGTGGACGATGGGAGTGCTGCCATTCCCACTGGTAGGCTTGCCTTGCTCATCTTCTGCCCCCTCCCCCGAGGGGATGACGCCGAGCTTCTTGGCCTCTTCGAGCATCGCGAGAGCACGGCGAGTCTCCCGCTCCGCATCCTCCATGCCTACGTTCGCCACCCCAATGATCTCGGTGGGCGCGCCGACTTGCAGACGCTCAAGCTGGAGGGCCTTGTAGGCGCACTCGGTCGCATCACGCATCAGAGCGCCCATCCGCCGCAGAACGCCGACCGCCTTGAGCGGGTCGGACTGCGCGATGGCCTGCCGCATGGCTGGGGTGATCTGCACGACCCCCTTCATGGTCTCGCCGCAAACCTCCAGGAGCGCGATGGCGTTCATGCGAGCACCGCGAACGAGCCGCGCTTCCTGCAAGCGGGAGTCGACAGCATCCTCCCGTGCCTTGGCTTGGATCGTCACCGGGGTCTTGATGGCCGCAGCGACCTCCCCCTGAGTCTTCTGGGCCTGCTCTACGATGAGGCGAGAGCGAGTCTCCTTCTGCTCGTTCAGGACGACCAACTTGATGGCAGGTGCCCACTCCAGCCTGGGAGTCCAGCCGTGCTCCCAACCACGCCGTGCAGTACGCCAGTTGATGCCAGCCGCCTCTGCCGCGTGCTTGTGGTCCTCGGGCTTTTCCCGGTAGGCCAGGACGAGCTTGTTGTAGATGGCTTGGGTGAGCTGTCGATTCGCCATTGGTAGGGCGATAGGTAGCATTCGCCCGATTGGTCAGTCAAGCGGAGCATTGGTCAGCTATTCGTCAGGCCAGGCAGGCTCGAAACCAATGCAGGCTTGGTGGTCGACGAAAGTATCAACGATGGCGGCTGCTTGCCCGTATGGCTTCATGCAGACGGGATGGTTGCGCGGGCCATCCGCTTCCAGGGGCTGCCAGGTGAACCATCGGCAGGCTCCGCAGACCGTTCCGGCCAGGAGCAGCTCGGCTTCTCGGGCTTGGATGGCCTCTTGTACCAGCTCGCCAGGCTTCACGTCCGCTCCTGGGCGGCACGCCATCGGTCGCACGGGGCGGTGGTCAGGCTGACACCTGCGATGTTCCAGACGCCCTTCCGGCAGAGGTAGCGGCCATCCCCAGCATAGGGACCGAGGAACCGGCAGGTGCCGCAGCGGGCATTGGAGAGCACCCGCTCGGCTTCTCGGGCGCGCTGCCGGGCGTTCATGCTCTCTCCTGGTTAGGCTCGAAGCCGACGCAGGCTTCTCGGCCGGGCCAAACGTCACCTGCCTGATGCTCGACGCCGTTCCTACCCAGGAAGACCGGAGCCTCGCAGGTGGGGCCGAAGACTCCCCTCGCCGGATGCCGCCTGCACCACCGGCAGTCGGCACAGGTAAAGCCAGCCAGCAGGTTCGCTGCTTCCTTTGCAGCGATGGCATCCACGAGATCGTGTAGAGCGGCCTGCGTGCGCTGGACCTTCTCGTCGGGGCTCACTTGAACGCCAGCCTGATGCGTGTGCGGAGCTGGTCGTCGTTCTCGCCGAGCAGCCGCGTGTACTCGAGAGCAGCAGCCTGGTCGTCTAGGTCTTGCGGCCTACCCTTGAGCTGCTCGCTCCTCCACTCGGGGCACCAGGCGTTGGCCTGCCTCGTGACGCGGGCCGGGGCTGACCAGCATTTGCCGCCGAGCATCGAGTAGGCGTCGCAGTTAGCGCAGGACTCCCCCCGTAGGCGGCGGGCCGCGTCATCGGCTTTGCGTTCGGTCGTCATCGGCCTATCCTCTTCGACGGTGGTATGCCAGGCGCGAGTTGGTCTAGGGCTCGGCAGCGGGTAGTTCATCGCCGCACCATGCACGGGTCTACCCTCGGGGCCGGGTATTCGTGCTTCCAGCACGCAGGCCACCGTGGCTCGCGTGCCCTGTTCACCCCCTGCAACAGCTTGCAGATGCAGTAGCTCACGTCGGGCTTCCTACACGACACCATCCGCGCGCGGATGGCGACGTGCAGGTAGAGGCTCCCAGCGTGGA